ACCACGGTTCAACTGCTTTACAGAATGTCGACTATCATAAAGCATACAGTCGCGGCGGCAATCAACAGCGCAGCCGAGGTTGGAATGAGGAAGCTGGCATGGAATGCTATGCGACTCTACATGTCGTCAGATGGACCAAGGATGCTGAGAGAAATCAACGCGTTGTCTGGTGAAATGAGGAACAGGGCGCATGACTTGGACCGGGATATAGGAGAGATGTATCAGAGGGCGCTGGGGGAAGGGAGCTGGATGGCGACGGCAAAGCTGTGGGGTGGTGCAGGAGTAGCGGCGCTGGACAAGGGCTCCGCATACCCGACTTGGTACACTGTCTATGAAGACGCCTATATCCGCCAGGGGATAGATCAGCAGGAGGCTATCTTTATGGCGGATAAGGCTGTGAGGAATGCACATGGTTCCTCTGGTATTGTGGACCTGCCAGCCATCCAACGAGGCAATGAAATCTTACGGTTATTCACCATTGCATACTCTTTCTTCAGTCATAACTACAATCGAATAAGGAATACCCCGAGGGAGATAAGGTTTGCTATTCAGGACTTTAGGGCTGGGCAGGAGAATGAGGCTCGTGCGCGGGCCACGGCCACGGCCTTTAGAAGGATACTTGGAGCAGGTCTTAAGTTCTTTATCTACACGACGGTGACTGGTATGGCGATCGATGCGATCAGGAAAGGATTAAAGAGTGATGATGAAACGGCGACGGATGCTTTGTGGAAGAGCGCTGCAACCGGGACCACACAGGAACTGTTGGGGACGATACCGTTCGCACGCGAATTTGCATACCCGTTGACACTGGGGAGAATCGATCCAATGACAGCCCCCTACGCAGAGATAATGAAGACCATCGCGAAGTCAGTCCCTGATGCTTACAAAGAGATCTTTGGAATGGATGTCAGGAGAACCCCGGTTGGAGAGTATATACTTGCGCCTGGGTATTTATTAGGTATACCTGGCGCTGGTCAAATCGCGGCGAGCGCTCAATACTATTATGATAAGGGTCAGGGGATACAGCGGGGCGATACAATCTGGGAGCAGGCGCGTGGTTACACCTTTGGTAAGTCCCATCCTGGTGAGCCGCTTAGGATTCCCCGAGGAAGAAGCGCGAGGCACAGGCGATGAAAATAGTTATCTCCAGCGGCCATGGCAAGTACGTTCGCGGGGCCTCCGGCCTCATAGACGAGGTGGACGAGGCGCGCAATGTAGTACATGAGGTTACGAACTGGCTAACCGTTAATGGTCACGAGGCTGTACAGTTCCATGATAATGCCTCGAAAACACAGGACGAGAACCTGCATCGCATCGTCGAGTTTCACAACTCGCAGATAAGAGACCTTGATGTCTCGGTCCACTTTAATGCGTATGTCCCGACTGATGGTGGACGCGGAACTGAATGTCTGTATATAACACAGGATGGTATGGCGGCTGAAGTCGCTCGGGCCATCTCAGCGGCCTCCGGCCTGATTAACAGAGGCCCGAAGAAGCGTACCGACCTCTATTTCCTGAATAAGACTGAGGAACCTAGTGTGCTGATCGAGGTGTGCTTCGTAGATGCCAAGGCTGATGTCCAGCAATATCAAGATCATTTTGAGGCGATCTGTCAAGCGATAGCCCATGCCCTCGCCTATGAAGAAGAGGGTGTTGCGGATACTAAGCTCCATGCCAGGGGAAAGGTGAGCTGGTTCGGTGGGCCAAACGATACAGGTGTTTCACCATCGGAGGGACTTGCTTTCATATATGATGTCGAAGACAAACCGGCGATTTTTCTGGACGAACAGCCAGCAGGCACTACAGGACTGGCACGACGCCTTGATCCAGACACCCACTATATCGCAATGCGCTGGGACTACGACCAGTTCTCGAAGGACTTCTTGGCTGGCTCGGCTATGGCGCTGGTGCGGTCCCCACGAACGGGGAAGGAGCATCGCGCTCATCCAGCTGATTGGGGGCCTCATTCTGATACTGCTCGCGTTGCTGATATATCTCCTGGGTTGATGAGGGCGCTAGGGATTGAGACGGATGATGAAGTGGAAGTGGTTTTTCCAATTTAGCTTTGCTCTCGAGGTATTCATCGAGCTGACGCAGCCCGGCGGTGGCAAGATCTGGATCGAGGAGAGCCACATCATCATGATTAAAAAACATACCGGTAACTGCACCGGCCAGACGATACTCGTTACCGGCAGTCAGAATTTGTGTGTCATGGAGAGCCCGGAGGAAGTTAGGGCTAAGATAGATACAACTAAAAAGTAGTGTAGAACGTGATACCGTCCTTGTATGAAGCTTTAAGCATTCGCGACTTAACCATGATCTCTATAACCTTCGCGAGGTGCTGCGATGGGATACGGTCCTTCAGGAATGCAAGGAGGAAGTGTTCTGGGACTGGGCCATTCAGCTTTACGGATACTTGTTTAAGGTAGAAGCGCGCGTCCTCCATTGAGCGGGACTCGACGGTGGTGGACATCTGACGGAAGATATCAGGCATCACCCTCTCAGCCTCCAGCAGCCATGCCAGCGCCATATCAAAGTCCTGTGGCTCTACAAGCATGTCGTTGTTGCGGGCGACGCTGGCGATTAATCCGAGCTTAAGGACCTGGGTAGTACGGCGGGTGTTGTAGTGGGTAAGGCGTCCGTGCTCGGGTACTGGCGGGCGTCCATCATTGGCCCACTTTTGTATCGCCTTCTTCGCCGGGAGGCTCCACTGAACCTGTCCTACCAGATGTAGAATACCTTTAAGATCGGCGATCAAATCCTGTAGAAGTTGCTCGTTATAGTCGAAGTCCTCTTCTTCTTGGAAGATCTCACCCACGCCTTCTGGCGCTTCGGAAAAGACAAATATGGTTCGCGAGGTGAAGCCTTGATCCCATGCGCCCTCTGGCAGGAGACTGCTCAGGTACGATGGTGTAGTTCCAGCGAGTAATGATAGGTGTGTGTTATCAATACGAATATGCTGGACCTTGCCGGTCCTTCGCCGTTCTTCGTATAGCTCGCAGTCATACAACTTAGTGAGCATACCCATGAAGGTCGTCTCGTAAGCGGGGAGAAAGTTTTGAAGCTCGGAGGACATGACTGCAAGTGAGTTGAACTGAAAGAAAGTTGGGTGAAGGATTTTTCGGATAGCTAGCTGTAGGGTATCAACGAGGCTCGCTGCCGTGACGGATGAAGGCGCCACATGTATATCTTGGACCGCGCGAATAACCTTCTCGCTGAACGAAACGACAAGTGACTTGCCAGTACCGGGAGGCCCAACCAAAACTATATAGAGGTTAGGGAACAAGACTCCCTTTCCTGTTTGATTCCAAACCCTTCGTTCCAACACCGACGATAAGACACCAATGCCAGCCCACTTCCTAAAAATCTCTGGGGCTTCCATGTTCTCAGTTAGTCGAGTGAAGGACGAAATCCAGTTGGGCAGGCGCCGGCCTCTGGCGGGTTCTTCGATCTGCGCCACGCCACTTGGTAAGACCATCGGGATTTTCTTCTCTCTTGCATTCTTCGCATCCCGGGTTTGACCTATTACCACAGCAATAGCTCGCCCAGTTCCATCCCACTTTAGCCTCGCTGGGGATGATTAATGTTCTGCCGTGGAGAAGCTCGACGGGCACCTTAATCGCTTGCATCACGAGTGGGACTATCTGATCTTCGCGATCTTCTGGATACTGGATTAGAATGGCATCGTGGATTTGCAACAAGAGTTGGCATATGTTTTCCCTCCATACGTTGAGCATCCCCCGATTAAGGATATCCGCCACCGAACCCTGCGGATCGAAAGCTATGGCTTCACGAACAGTAGAGTCATCATCACGCCGACCAAAGAACCAACGGCGGCGGCCAGTAAGACTGGTAAGATTGCCATGCTGGCGAAGCTCTGAAGCAACGTGTGCGTGCCACCTTTGGTGAGCCGGAAAGGCGGCGAAGTATTTGGACTGGAACTCGGCGATGAGTTTAGCATCGAGCTTGGTGTGTTTGGACATAGTATGAGGCTTGCCGTTATAGTTTGTTCCGTGGCCAAGTACCTTTGCCATGTGTCTAAAGCTGTGTTGCCGATAAAAAGGCTGTTCAGCCAGTTTCTTATCTTCATCAATTCGTCCGGTCCAACGGACGGCGTCTCCCCATGCGAGTTGGCATACGCTCGTATGGAGATCTCCACTCTCGCAGGCATCAAGGTAGGTTGGGTCATGGAACAGGTTCCATTCTATTGCGCCGACCAGTCGGGACTCGGCTTGTTCAAGGTCAACGTAGGCGAACTTCATCCCCGGGTCTGCAACAAATACCGATCGCAGACGGTCCTCAATGTTTTGCAGGTTTGTTCCAGTCCCGAAATCTGAGAGGCTAGAGCTGAAACGGCCTGTTGAGGTTCCTGCGATATTGTATGATGTTCGCATTCTGCCATCAGAGTCAATATTGGTTCTAAGTACAGATACTTTCTTCGCAAGATCTCTGAGACCAAGGATATGTGAGATAAGGGGTTGGGCGAGAAAGTAGTTGTCCAACTGTTCAAGAGCATTTCGATCGACTGTGGGGGTGTATGTGTACTCTCCATTGATGCGGGCACGCTTTTTGATTGGTGGGATTTTGAGCCTTTCATAGAATAACTCCTTTAGCTGTTTGGGGCTCGCAAAGTTTATACTGGCCATTCCAATGCCTTCGCGGGCGATTACGTTTAAGTTCTCGGATAGATAGGAGATGTCTTTCTGGTACGCTTGTACTACGCGGTTACGAAGATCGGGATCGATCAAGACCCCGCGGAGTTTCATTTCCAGCACGGGCGCTTGGAGGGACTTGGAGAACTCGTAGATGGCGCGGGTCTGGTTGTCGAGCTGTGGCTCGATAATGTGGAGGACCTCGTTGGTTACGCAACAGTCGAGGCCGTTATAGATCCATAATTTTTCTGTCTCGCTGGCGGGCATGGTTTGCGGAGTAAGCTCGTGGGTCTTGACTATCTTCATTCCACCACCTCTTCCCTTTTCCCTCCCCTAATCCACCTCAATCGGATGGCCTTTCCGAGTCGAGAAGCTCGGACAATCCCAAGTACCATACCTGGAGTAACGCCCAGGTCCATATAAATACAGACGTAATCAGCAACTTCCAGCCATGAGTCTGCAGCCTGTATACCTTTCGCCCGCTCTTCTGGGATATGATCGTCAAGTAATCCTTTCTGCGTGTAGAGCAAGTGAGACGCAAATGGAGATTCACCTTTATACAGGCAGTCGCGGAGGCATTCTCTGGCATATCGGACATTCGTGAAGCCCCCGGCGAAGGGCGACTCAACAATTACGCGCGGCATAAGCTTTGGCCTTTGCCATTCTCAAGGCTAGTTCAGCTTCCTCTCTGGTTTTGAAAGTGCCAACATTCTTACGGAACGACCCATACATAGTATGTTCCTGTATATAAGCTTTGAAGGTGTTGTATGTTCTATCTATAGATATACCTGTAGATTTTATGGCTATAGCTCCATTCTGCATATTAACAGACTGAGTCACAATCCGTAAGTTACTTCTTCGATTATCAAGTGCGTCTCTGTTGATATGATCCACGACCATTCCATTGAGTTCCCATGGGTTGATACCCAAGACTTGATGATACATATAGATTAATTTTCGTTGATGATTTCTTCTGGCTGGTCTCACATACCTGAGTGGTCCAGATGCATACCATTTAAACTGATTAAGTTCGTCGAAGAGTTCAGCGTCAACAATCGTAACAAATCCTCTTGTTAACCTAATGATAGCTGTCATTATTCATCCCTTTTGATAGTAGTTTTCCTAGTTCTCATTACCTTCCACGCGCTCTCATTTGTATAGATCGATCCCAGAAAGCCAAGCCCTTTTTCTGATTCCGGTTGCAAGGCATGATGCAACAACATAGTATCATCTTCAAAGTTATTTACGGTGATGCCGTAGGATTTCCATAAGAAGGTGATGTCGAAAATACCGTTCTGGGCGGACTTCCGGCACGGAAGCGCAAGTACCCGCTTAACGAAATGCCATGCCTCAATCTCGAGTTCAGGTGTTGTCCAATAGGAACCGCTTGGCTTTCTCGGATCAGAGAAGGGGATGACAACGGCGATACTGGGCGAGGGTGCGAAGCCGATGCAAGTAACCATGTCTCCCGCTGTTTCAATGTCAAAGGTTATCTCCTTGGCATCCCGCAAGTAGGTCTGATAGAACCATTCAAGTTCTGATAGAGTTGGCTCTATGTAGATGGAGCGTTCCGGCCGTCGAACATCAGGAAACTCGGATTCGCGTCGGGCCTTTCGAAGGTCCATAACTATGATGGGTCTGAGTCCCCACGAGTCGGGTCCTTTGAAGAGGACGGCGGGATGATAGGTTGGGAGTACTTTGAGACCCGCGACCTTGGGCGCCGTGGCGGCTTGGACAACTCCCCTAAGTTTAGTAATTCCCGTATTAAGCAACAAGGCCCAGGTTGCTGTGTTACCCACTGCGATTGTAAGATTAGGCCGCACTCGGGACAACTCAGCATATAGGCGATTGACCTGGGGAAGATATTCTGGACGAAGATACTTCCCGCGGGATAGTGAGGGCAATCCGCCCGTATCCGCAGGGCGGACATCTGCGCAAAGATTGATGATGTCATTGGTTGGCCTCGGCCGCAAGTTGAAGACGTTAGTTAGGTAGCACTCGGAACGACGGATGCCCGCCTCGCCGAGCATCTTCATTAACTCGTAGCCAGTGGGGCCGACAAAGGCTTGCTGTTGGCGTTCCTCTTGCTCGCCCCAGGCCTCACCGACGATGGCGATCTTAGATAGCATCCGTCCTCATCCGTCGGTTTGCTTGATCAGCGAACTCTGCATTTATTTCAATCCCAAGGATATGTCCTGCGCCCAGAGACTTAGCCGCTCGCAACGCACTTCCAGAACCGCAAGTGGGATCGAGGACAACTGAGTTCTCGTCAACGAACATTCGGAAGAAGTGATGCAGGACAGGTTCGGGTTTCGTAGACACGTGGTCTTTGATATCCGTCGGACTTGCGAACGCATTAGCGACCGAAGACACAATCTTTCGATCTCCTCTTGATCCGAAGAGGCACGTTTCATATATCCTCCTTGGCCCACGTTGGGGGTCTGGTAGCAAGCCTACACCGTCTGACTTCAACCAAACAAGAGGAAAAGGATCGATACTGAAATCGCTGTGAGCACTGAAAAACTCCAGAGTGTCGTGATAGTACCGCATGGAGAACCAAAACATAATGTGGGCACTATCGGTACAAATGCGAGTAATGTTATCACAGAGAGTACCAAGCAGACGAAAGTAAGCATCTGGCGTATCATTGTAACCTCCAAGCACAGCCACTGCGTTTCCTTGCTGTCGCTTATCTGTCCCAATTCCATAAGGAAAGTCGCAGTGAAGAAAGTTAAAACGTGGGCCTTCGTAGGTCTTGACCCACTCGGTGAAGTCGGCGGCTACAATCGAGCCCTTTTCTTTAGCATCATTCTCGATGATCTTGAAGCCGCGAAGCTGTTCACGTTCCTTATCGGCTCGTCTCTCACTGGCTCGAGCGACCATCCCTTGTGCCGTTGACAACAGAGGGGCTTCCATTATTTGTGGGCTTTCTTCTGCTTCCTTGTTGATCTGAAGGTAAGCGAGTACAGTCTTGTAAGTCAGACCAAGGAATTTGCCAGTATCTTCCTTGCTCCACTGCGGCTCCTGGGCCAAGCGAATAGAATGATACTCGATAACAGCTCTGCATTGCTCTTGCCATGTAAGATCGAGTCGTTTAATGTTCTCTTCAAGCTCTATAGCGCGGGTGGTGAACTCATCAACCTGTTCATCAATGTACTGAACTGGTACCTGATCGCGGCCAAGCATTCTTAACGCTGCCAGCCTTCGTTCACCAGCAACGAGATCATTGCTGCGTGTGATAGTTAATGGATTGATAACACCAAGACGATGAATGGAGTCAGCCAGCACATCTATTTGTGCAAGTTCCTTACGCTGTCTCTGGTCTCGATTTACTCTGATGCTTTCTATCGGAACCATTCGGAACGTACCTGAAGTCATAGCTTTTTCTCCTCGAAGCATTTTTATCCTGTCCTGAGCGTTATCCCAGTGAGTGCCTTGCTCAAGATGATCGGGATTCACACAGGCAGGGTTATTACATAGATGTCTGATCAGCATACCTTCTGCTATCGGACCTCGAAACGCCCAATAAGAAGCCCTCGGCGCAGACTTAGTGAGTGTAGTCCCTATGTTACCATATCCACCATCGTTTAATCCATTCATCCAAATCCAGCAGCCAGAATTCGGCTCTGGTAGTGAATTTTTTAACATCCTGTTGATGATTTCTTGACGATAGTTTTGGGGCATGGTCGGTCTATTCAATGGATGGTCGGTACGCTAAACTGCTAACGAAACCCTGCCCCCATTCGCGAGGGCAGGGCTTAGGCAT